CAGGGTTGTTGTTTATTTAACCAGTTTGGATAGCACCAGGTCCTAACAGTCACAAGTGTGACCGTGGAGTATGTAATGCTTGTATTGTGATACAGTGGACGCCAGATACTCATAGCGTTCTGACGGTGTTGCCTCGGCGAGAAGCAGTACGCGCGAGGCGCGCGCGAGCAAGCTGGGTGGCCATTCTGTTTCGGAAAGGAACTGGAGTAGCAGAGCGGGTTGGTTTACTTGATGGTAAAACCCGCTGTTGCGACTCGGGACCCCGAAGTCTAAGCGCAGACACTTCATCACGCAGGAGTTGCATCTCATCGTCCCGAATGTCGCGGGCGGTGGGTGCAGCGGCAGGTGGAGCTTTGGGCCTAGAGAACACGTTCTTGAGTGTTCCAATAATGGATGGTGCAGCTGTAAGGAGCCCCTTCGCAAGGGCACCCCAAAAGTTATAACGCGATGGTAAGGCATCACACTTGGCGTGGGTGATCATTGCGCCAAATTCAAGTGCCTTTGCGTCATAAACGGCCGAGTTTTCCATGAACGGTAAAAGTGGACTGCCAGGGTACGCCTGTGCCTCATAACCGGTGATAGATTTCACGGTGATGTATGGCGGCGTTACTGTGGTAGCACTAGATGTGGACGGCTGCACACTGAGACCATCAAACAACACCCAAGCACACGTAAAATCAAAGAGGGCGAGGTCCTCAAGCAACGTGTTGCCGAGAGACTCGTATTGAGTTGACGCGAGGGGTGAGAATGAAGATGTGGTCGGGGAGGTAACAACCTCAAGCACAACCGGACGGGCTACACGCGTCCATGGAGTTCCAGTTGCATTGGTGGCTCCGCTGTCGGCGTAAGATACGTACGGGGTGGTGGGTTGCGAAAAGCGTTGAACTACAAACGCTCCTTCCTTCGCAGGGGTGACAGTGGCATTGGGGCTCAACTGGACGACATCAGTGCTGGTGGCTGGGATAGTACCAACTGTCAGCACAATGATGGAGTTGCCAGCTGCGTCCGAGGTTCCTTTAACCACCTCGAAGCCGCTATCAGTACGAGTAGAAGTGCGGAATAGGGTGGCAAGAACCGATGCAGCCTGCTTGGGTGCTCGCTTGCGAATACGATCGGTAAGCATCTCATTTGAGTATGTTGAGACATTCGGGCGAAATGATGCGGTGGTCACAGTTCCTTGGTTATTGAAATCAGTGGAATTGAGATCATAAGTTGCGCTCTTGTACGCCAGACGGCCAGCACCAGTGGTAGCTAGCTGACTGCGCGGATCAATTGCGGGATTGAGCACGACATCATCGCGGAGTTGTACAAGTGCACCTGCCGTCGAGTACTTGAACGCGACTACGGGGGCAATAACACTCGGCAATTGCAAGAAGAGCACCTTGTTGTAATTGGTAACAACAGGCACGGGGTCCGAGGTGGCACTATAGGTCTGAATGTTCTGTACGGCACGATATTCTGTGCGGTACGAAGGGGAGTTGTTGATATCAGGGATACCACAATACTCAGACGGAGTTGGAGCAGGTGGATGCTCATACTTTCGAACCCAGGCAGCACCAGACGGAGTATTGACGTGGATTGGCA